TTTGCTGAGCCTCTTAGCAGTATAATCAACAAACTAAGCATGTAGACACTTAGGGTAGTCTGCTTTCGGACTCGGGTTCAATTCCCGACAACTCCACCATAAGTTCCTTTCAAATACCCTAAAATAAGGGGATTTATGGAGGAGATGAATTAAATATTACCCCTAAGTTACCCTAAAAATATTGTTATAGATAAAATAATCTGTCTGCACCAAGAAAGAAGAGCTAAGAGAGCAGTTTGAGAATGACCCTCACAAAAGGGTTATTGATATTGTTAGAGATGAGGACGAAAAAGAATGTGCCTACACTTCTAAAAAAGTTGAGTATAAAATTGTAGATAATGAAGGGCTTATAGCTTATTGCCCTGTTGTCTGCAGTAGCAGGACAGGGGTGCATTTGGAGACAAATTTCCTTGTAATTAGGTATAAAGACAAATTCCCTCAAATCTGCTACGAGGGGATTAGAGAAACTTGTAGGAGGAATGCCTACAAGGTGGAAGGGTGTTTATGAAAATTTGTTTATTTTAGTAATTATTGCTATCTTAACTATAACTATTTTACCTTAAATAGTTATAATTTCTCTTGCTCTTTATATAAAAGAAAAAATAGAGGAAGCGGAAGAAGTCTCATCTTAAGACTTCCTCTACCAACCTCACATCATCTTCACATCTGTTTTTAACCTGGTTACACCAACGGCTGTTTTTCATCTCTTTAATCATTTTAGCCCAATTTCTGTTTTTTACTGCTTCTATCATATGCTTAAATTTTAAAAATCTAGGCTTTCCAAGATTAAAAATCATATCAATTAGAACCATTCTCACATTTTGAGGAAGCTCATTATAATCAGGAAAAATCTCTTTTAATTCGTTTATACATCTTTTAATATCGTTTTCAAGCAAATACATTGCTTCATCCTTACTAATTCCGTTATCTTCGATGTTCCGCCCTACTCCGATAGTTAATCTCCCGGCGGGGCAGTGATAAGGAAAAAGTTTTAAATTTTCGTGTTTGATTAGTAAATCTTTAATTTTCATTTTTATCCTTTACAAATTTATCGTTATATTCTTTTATCTGTTCATTTAAAAAATCATTTGCTTTTTTTAGCTTATTCCTCTCTTCTTTACATTTTTTCAGTTCTTCGACCATTTCTTTAAATTCATTTGCAGAAATTTCTATTACTTTCATTTCTCTCCTTTACTTTGTAATGGATTGTAAACTGCTTATCTTTGCTTGTATTTACTTCAAAAGTCTGCAACTTAGGGCAAGGTGTTTTTATATAAACATATTTCACTTTTTCACTACATCCACTAAAAAGAAAGAGTGTGAGAACCAACAGAAAGATTAATTTCTTTTTCATTGTCTTCCTTTTTAATATCTTTTATGATTTGTTCTTTTTTAGCTTTTTGTTTTACCTGAAATTCTTTTACATTACTTTTAGCTTTTTCTTGGATTATTTTTGTTTGTAAATTTTGCTTTTGTAATTTAAGCTCTTTATTTGTTTCTTTTAGGTGAGAAATATACATATAAATAGCGATTATTAAAGCTACTATTATTAGCAAAATATACTTATTTAGCATTTTGATGCTCCTCTTTAATTACATTTACTGTTTCATTTCCTCCAAATTTCTCAGCTAAAAATATTTCCATTATATAAATTGCCCTTGTTCCTTGATGCCCTACAAATCCGCTAATTGCAACTGATACTAGATCATTCAAACCATATCCTACAAGCCCAAGATAAACAATTATTGTAATTGAACTAACACTAACTGCATCTACAAAAAAGTGCAATATTTTTTGCTTCCAAGTATAATCAGGATGTGTTTTTGTTCTTCTTAAATAATTTAAAAATCCTCCCCAAGCTCCAAAAAAAGTAACTAATATTAATGATATTGAATTTAAATCATTCCAATTTTTGTGAGGCATTTTCATACTCCGTATTTTAGCTTATGATACAATCTGACTGCTAAATACATCATCACTCTGCTAAACCTATCCACTTTCAATTCTTCTAAGCATTGCTTAAACCTTTCATCTGCTTTTTTATATTCTCCTTTATCACATAGATAATCGTGGATTATTGCACACGGCAAGTAATCCGTGCGGTTTGGAGGAAATAAACTCCAAAAAATTCTCGGCACACTCGCCCCATCCGTTCTAAATCCAAAAGGCACTTTTACATCTTTGTATTCAAAAGGTTTTACAACCTTAAATTTATGACTCTTTAAAGGTTGCAGATTCACATCACTATATTTCATTTAATTCCTTTTCAAAATCCTCAAAAATGCTTTCTAATCCATCTATCGTTATACTTGCTATGTTTTTTGCTTCTTCTAAATATTTATCGACAACCCTAAATTGCTCCACTCTATCTAAACTTAAAATAATACTTTTTGCTTTTACTCTGTATGCTTCTATTAACGCTACTTGATTATCTATTTCAGTATTCCATTTGTCACCATTTTGTTTTACAAGTTTTGCTAAATCTTCTGGAGTAATGCCTTGCAAGTCAGCTTCCGCTTTAAAATAAGAATAATCATTTTTTTCTATTGCTTCAATAGCCTTTTTATATTTAATCTTATATCTTTCAGCTTGCTCTGGTGTCACAGCAAATCCTGCTAAAGTGTTTTTTACTTCCTGTGTTTTTCTATCTGCTAAATTAAGTAATTTTTGCAGTCTTGTTTGCTTAAAGTAATTTAATCTTTCTTGTTCTGTAAATGCTGGTTCTATTACTTTGCCACTAGCAACTAGTTTCTGTATTTTCTTATAGAATCTGTTATTAGAATCTAATGGAACATTCATTCCATTAAACTCATAACCTGTTAATTCATTTGTTTTTATATTTCTAATTTCTTTAATCATTTTCACTCCTTTTTAAAGTTCTGCGTCCATCAAACAATAACCTATTTCAGTGTCCGATAACTTATTAAGCTGAACAAATGATACTCTTGCTCTATTTACAGTAGTGTTTTCCACACTTACAGTAGGCATTGTTCTCATTATCGGAGATAAATCAAATCTTACTCTTGATTCACTATCATCGTAAGAATATACACCAGAATGATTTTGATAATACCTCATACATCTCAAAAGCTCTACATCATAAGGCACTTTCTCAAATCCAGTAGCTATATTACCCTTTTCAGCTTGCACCTCTTTTAACTCTAAATAATCTCCATCAACTACACCATCTACTTCAATTGCAAATAGCTCAATCCAATTAGTAGTATTGCTTGTATCTTGTAAAGCTGCACTATCTAAAACAAAAGTTTGTTCAATTTTATTCCAACTGTCACCAACTATTGTTAAATTTGCACTGTATAATATTTCTTCTTGTTCATTTCCGTCGTTATCAGTATAGTTGTGTTTTATGTTTATTTTTACATTTGTTTTATTGCTCTTAACCCAAAAACTAAGCGTTAATTTTTCTCCTATATGAGGAACACAAATTAAAGGCTCTACTCTTTGAGTTACTCCAAAATTATTGTAAGTCGCATTACTATCAGTATTACTTATTTCATATCTACTAACATTAATAAAACTATCGTTGCTTTTCACATTTCTAATATCAAATGCATCACCATCTGTATCCTGCCAAACTCTAAATCTGTCTACACCTAAATATGCATCTTGCCCTGTAACATCCTCTCCTCTTTGCCAAATATCAAAACCACCATTAATTATTAAATTTTTATAATTAAAATTACTTCCTACTAAAATCTTACCCATATCAAACCTCCTCTATTCCTAAATTTCCATCATTGATAAAAAGTCTGTATTTTTTGGTATTATCGTTTCTATCTATTAAAATTACACCTTCAACTTCTTTCACAAAGCTTATATCCCCATCTACTTGTCCCCCGTTAAGCAATGCACTCAAACTAACCCATCCATCGTTATTGTAAACACGCATTTCTTTTGAGTTTGTATTAAAATATAAGTCTCCAACTTGTAAGTCGCTCAAATCATTTCGCGTTGTAGGATCTTCATTTTTAGGTCCTAAATACATTTTTATATATGCTTCGTCTTTATTTCCCAACCAATTATTTACATCATCTATTGCTTCATTCATCTCCTCACAAGTTGTAGGGAGTTGTTGTAGAAATTTATCTGCCGTAGATATAAAATCAGAATCATATCTTCCTGCTACCGTAGGTAGAGGAGTTATATACTGTTGTGCCATTTATTCTCCTTTATACTATTCCTCTTAAAGTTAATCTTAATTCATTTGTTACACTATTATTAATTGCAAAACTAAAATTTTCGTAGTATCCATATACTAACAATTCTCTATAAGTATCTTCTTCTGTTGTAACCCATAAGACCGCTTCTCCTCTAATTGCTGTTAACCTCTGTTTTGCTGTTGAAAAATCTGTATTAAACAAAAACACCTTACAATCTACTGTGTCTCTGTAAGCACCTCTTGCTAAATAAATGTTTCCATTTTTATCAACTTGTTTTTTAGAATAATCTGTAATTCCTGCACTGACACCTTGTAGAGTAAGTCCTATATTTTGCAAATATCCTATAATAACCATTCCTACTCTTGCTTTTTCAGCTTTTTTGATGGTTAATTTTATTTTCCCTTGATATAAATAAGGTAAAGAGGAGTAAAATTTATTTATATATTGCAGCTCTGTAAAAAAATAATCTTTCCAGTTGCTTACCCCTGTCACTGCCCCTTGTTCTTTTGTTAATATTAAATTATCATCTTTGTCATAAACTTCCATACTTACACTACTCGCTTCTACATTAAATAATGCAATTCCATTAACTTTTGTAATGCTAAATTCCATCACTAAATCGTCATCGCTTTCTGTTTGTGTATTTATAAATTCATCGATACATTTATATGGATTTGTAGCACTAATAAAAACCCAATTAATGTTATCTTCTGTAGGTTCTGTGTCATTATTATCAACAGCACTTTCCCAAATTTTGTTATTATGTATAACTTTATCCCCTGTATTATAAGTATTGCTGCTGTCCCATTCAGGATAATTTTCTACAGGGGCATTAGAAGAGATTAGCGTAAATTTGTTTTTAGAATTTAAGAAACGCATTTTATCCCCTCTTCATCAAATTTTTGTAATAAATTGAACATTTTTTTCTGAACAATGTATTGTTCTTTAAGAATTTCATTTGTAGTTTTAATTTCTTCTATATCTACACTTACATTTATTGCATTTACAGGCTGTGTAGCAATAATAGGTAGTTGCAGTTGCCCTCCATTTCTTACATTTTCTAACATATTAAATAAAGAAGAGTATTTTTTAACCATCCATTTAGGGGCTACCCATTCATTAGCATGCACAATTCCGGCTACTTTTTCTCCTGTTTGGTCTGTATAACTTCCAGAACCTGTGTAACCACCTTCCGCAAAATGAAAATGTTTAAATACATGGCTGACTGAATGGCCTATAATAGGGATATGCCTAGACACACTACTAATACCTTTCAAATCTGCACTTAATACACTTTTAACAGCTTTAATAATTGCATTTACAATAGTTTTTTCTAAATTAGAAAGTCCTTTAAACATATCCTTAATAAGAGTAGATACAGCTCCCCAAATCGCACCAAAAATATTTCTTAAAACATCTAATATTTTTTGTAAGATTTTAATTTCACTTGCAAAACCAAAATTAAGAAGATCACCTAAGTGTTCTATAATGCTTTTTGTGTCTTTAATAACATTAAGAGTTTGAATTTGAGGGTCACTTAGTGTATCTACCTGTGTAGAAGGTAAAGGCATTGCTCCATTGTTGCTTTGTAAAATATTTTTTATATATTCAGTAGCAGTTACTTTTTTAATTCCTTCTAATGCTTTTATAATTTTCTTATCGCTTCTAATGCCTGCAAGGCTCTGATACGCTTTTACTTTGTTTAACATATCATTATAGTCTATTTTACCTGCTTTATAGTCTTTAATAGCATTAGCAGCATCACTTTGTGAAGATGCATAGTCTTCATTGGTTACAGTACCGGTTTGTTGTTTTAAAGTAACAATATAATTACTAATAGCAGTATTAGCTTCTTTTTGTTTATTAAGTAAATTTGCTACTAAACTTACACTTTCTTTAAATTTAGAGTTTAAGGCTGTAATGCTCAGTTTATACTTATCTAAAACTTTAGTATGCATAAGTTTATCTACATTTTGTGTTGTAGCAACTGCTTCATTTACAAAATCAGCACTGCCTTTTAATATTTTTTGTATTAAACCTGCTACCCCACTTTTAGTGAGTTTTGTGTATTTACCTACAAGCTCTAATGCCTCTTTTTCTTGTTGCAACTTATAAGTGTTTGTGCCTGTAAGTTTGTCATAAAGACTTCTGTAGTCTTTTATATTTTTATAAACAGAGCCTGCTAAATTAATTAAGTCGTTTGCAAACTGCCTAATACTTTCTTTTAATTTATTTACACTCTCTATAAAAGCTTGTTGATAGTGCTTAAAGCCTGTTGCTTGGTCAGCCCATTTTTTAGCATTGACAGCCATATTTAGACCTTGCAATACTGCTCCCCCGTCAAAATATGCAGCAGCTGCTGTTCCTAATGCAATACTTCCGGCTTCTAAAGTATGTTGAATAACTTGTTTATACCCCTTAGAGCGTTTCATAAGCTCATAATCCATTTTGTATGTTTCTTGATTAGCTAAAATGCCGGCTTGCTCACTTTTTAATTTAGCTGCTTGCCCGTAGCCTTCTTGTCCAAAAGCATTATAAGCATTACTTCTAAAAGAATAATCCCTGCTTTGCTGATTAAAATTATCAATTAGCCCTGTGTATTTATCTTTAATATGCTTATATTGCTTATCAAACATATAAGAAAGTAATTCTCCTGTGTGTTGTACCATAAACCCTGCTAAACCTCCCCAAAAACCTTTAGAAGATTTTGCAATACCTTTGCCTAAATTTGTAAAAAATTCTTTCCAATTACTTGATTTAAGAAGAGCAGTAACTCCTGCAACAAATACTTTTGCACTACTTTTTCCAAATTTTTTACTTACATCTGTATACATTTTATAAGTGTTATCATCAAAACCTAATTCATTCTGTTTTTCTTTATTAATATCTTTTTGATATTTAGATTTTAAAAGATTTAAAGCTTCTTGTTGCTTTTTACCTTTTAAAGCTTGTTTTAAAATAAGTTCATTTTGTTTATATTCTTGTTTTAATAAAGTTAATTTGTCTGCTTGGTCTTTTTTAAGGGATTGATATAGTTTTTGGGCTTTGCTATATTGTTCATCATAAATTTTATTTTGTTTATTTAATAAATTTACTTTTTTAGTTTCATAAGCTATTTTTAGCTCTTCAAGTGCTTTTTGTTTTAAAGTCTTATCAGTTATTTGATTTATTTTTTCAAGTTCTTGTTTTTTCCATTCGTTTAGTTGCTGTTGTTTAGGTAAGGCAGCAACATATAAAGAGTGGATTTGGTCATATAGGTTTTGTTGTTTTTCAAGTGTAAGTGTAATTTTATCTGCATTGTTTCCTAATTTTAAAGAATTTCCAGCCGTTTTTTTTGTTTCTTTGCTTATTTTTTTATATAAAGGATATAATTTATTTGATTTTGTGATAATTTTATCTATAGCTTTAAATTGTTTATCATTTAGTTTATCTGCATAAAAGCTCTGAACTTGTAAAATATTCTTTAATTCTTCTTTTAGAGCTTTAAAATACCCTGCTTTTAATTTTTTATTTGTTGTATGTGGTATTTCTTCTAATAATAAATTTGCGGTATGTATCATTCTGTCTAATTGAAATTTATCAAAATAAGGCATAAAAGAAGGTGGAGGCTGTTTTTTAGCAAACATATTATTAAACTGCTTATAAAACAAATTCCAACCTTTTACAGATTTATCCAATAAACTATCTATATCTTTTAAAGTGCTTTTAACTTCTTTTAAACTTAAAATCCATTTAATAAAGCCTCCTGTTATTTTCCAAACAATCTTTATCATTACTTGAAAAGGCTTAGTTATTTTATTAATCTCTTCTAATAATTTTTTCGTAGCAAAATAAGCATTATCTAAAAAACTTGCAATAGAACTTCCATTTTCCTGTAGCCAATTATTTATATCATTTAAATCTTTTTTTAAATCATTAAACATAGGCTTAGTTGCCGCAATTTTTATATTGTCAATGGTTTCTTTAACCCTTGCAAAGGCTTTTGAAAGTGTTTTGGTATTAGCTAACACTTCAAATGCCGCTAATTTTTGATTTAGATATTCAACTAAACCACCTGCTTTTTGTTTTGCTTTGTTTATCTCCTCGTTTGTTATACCAAGCATTTTTGCAATTCTACTGTCAGCTGTAACAGTGCCCTCAAGAATACTCCTGATTTCTTGATTAACCTGCCACATCGGCATTCCAATAGCATTAGCAATATTACTTATTCTTTGGTCTAATTTAATGGTATTATTGATAATGCTATCTAAGTCCTTACCAAAAGATTTACCCGCACTTATTGCATCTCCTATTGAATTTTGGAATATATCAGTAAGTTCAGGGAAAGTTGCGGCGGTTTTAATAGAGGCAAGTCTAAGTTTATTTAAAATA